ATGGCGACTATCAGGGCAAGAAAACTGGCGGATGGGACTGTGAGCTACACGGCTCAGATCCGCATCAAGCGCGACGGAGTGCAAGTCTACCAAGAGAGCCAGACCTTCGCCCGAAAACAGGCTGCCCAAGCTTGGGCGCGTAAGCGCGAGACGGAGCTGGATGAACCTGGTGCGATCGAGCGGGCGAGCCGCAAGGGCGCCACGGTTAAAGAGATGAATGCTCGGTACCTGGTCGAGGTTGAGAAGGCCCGACCATTGGGCAAGACCAAGCGCGCGACGTTAACAGCCATCGGCGAGACGTACTTGGGCCAGTTGACAGACACGGACATCAACACTCAGGCCCTGGTCGACTTTGCCCTATGGCGAATGAGCAAGGAAGGCGGCGGTGTTCAGCCTCAAACTGCCGGCAATGACCTGGCGCACCTCGGCGCTGTGCTGGCAATTGCCAAAGATGCGTGGGGATACCAGGTTGATCCGCTCGCGATGGGTGGCGCTCGGCGGGTGTTAAGGAAACTGGGCTACAACCTGAAAAGCCGCGAACGTGACCGCCGGCCAACGTTGGACGAGCTGGAAAAGGTGCTGATGCACTACCAGGCCATGCAAGAGAGGCGCCCGACTGTCACCAATATGCTCAAGGTTGTGGGCTTTGCCCTGTTCTCCACGCGCCGACTGGATGAAATAACCCGTATTCGCTGGGCGGACGTCGACGAGGCAGGCCATCGGGTGCTGGTGCGCGACATGAAGAACCCTGGGCAGAAGATCGGCAACGACGTCTGGTGCTATCTGCCAGACGAGGCGTGGCAAATCCTGCAGAGCATGCCCAAAGCTGGCGACGACATTTTCCCTTACAGTCCTGATTCGATCTCTACATCCTGGGCTAAAGCGTGCAAGTTCCTGGAGATCGCAGATCTGCACTTCCACGACCTACGCCATGAGGGTGTCAGCCGACTGTTTGAAATGGACTGGGATATTCCGCGCGTGGCGAGTGTTTCCGGCCACCGGGATTGGAACTCAATGCGGCGTTACACCCATCTGCGCGGCAAAGGTGACCGATATGTGGGATGGGAGTGGCATGAGAAAATATTGAGGGCGCCCGTCCAACTGGGCGCCGCATCAATGAAGTGGCTCAAACGACGTGTTTTAACCCGTTGATCTGGCGATTCTCTTTAACTGCGGCCGCACGTTGTAGGTCAAGGTACGCGGCCAGGTCGGTGAGGTGGATACCCTTAGCCGACTTCTGGCTCGGCTCCATCCGGGTGATGGGCAACTTGATCTGACCGCTCATCACCTTGCGCTGGAACATGTCCGGGGTCAGGTGCGTGAAATAGTCGCGGCACACCAGCTCCAGCGAGATAATCGCTTGTCCATCATACTGGGCCATCAGGATAAAGGCTGTATTCATGGTGGTCCCCATTACATCCGAAACGATTGATGAATAAATTGCTGCGGCGGTTTATGTTCTGCGGGTTTTGGTCCGTCACCCTGGATCTCACACATAAACCGATGCCGTTTCCGATTGGGCGCACTCAGCGCCTCGGTCAGGCTTGGTAAGGCGTCTGCGCATTGTTCGTAGGCGTGCGGGCCGTTCCAACTATCAGCCCTCACCACCCGACAATCCGTATGAGTCGCGTCCGCGCACAGGTAAAGCAGAAGGAATACGGTCATGGTGCATTCCTCGCGCCGCAGTTCGGGCAATCGTCGAAGCGCTGACGCTCGCTGAGGAAACGCCCGCAGCCCTCGCAGTTGGTGAGGTTGCTGTACTTCCTTATGCGCTGGGCTTTCATCCTGGGCAACCGCAGACCTGCCGATCGGAGCGCTTGTTTGTGATCGAGTAACGAGGCCCGCACAACCGGGCGTGAGCGAGCAGCAATGTAGCCGCAAGGCCAGAGTTCAAAGCCCTGTGACCTGTAACTCAGTGCATCCGCGCCGCCGGGGGGGATTGCTTCCTCCAGGTTGGCAGTTGGACCAGATCCACCGAGCCAGACCAGATCGTTTCCATCCCAGTCGCGTGCGTAGGCCACATAAAAACGGCAGTCCGTGTTTCGGTAGGCTTCGGCCTCTGACTTGGTCAGGTACTGGCAGTCAACGCCGACCTCTTCTCGGGTGCGGACGTAATCCACTGGCCAGGGCAGGTCGGTATCGCGGCATTCGTACTGCTTTACCGCCAACTCGCGTTTGAACTGCTCAGCCTCGTTCAGGTTTGAGGTGTAGCCGCCGCCCTCGCGCCAGAACATGGCACGGCTGCCGACACTGCTGCGGCTGTCCTGCAGGAAGAAGAGTTCAGGCATGACCAACCTCCTGTTGAGCCACGCTCAGCGCAATCGCTACCGGCTGCACCCAAATCGACACGTTGCTGAGCATGAATGTTTCCCCAGCCTCGGAAAGCAGCAGCGTCATGCCGAAAACATCCGCCATAGCTTTTGCCGCTGCGCGCGGTACTGCGTTGCCGATCCGCTCCCGGTGATTACCATCGTTAATACCGTCCAGCAGGAAGAACTGCGCTTGCTCGATCTTGCGTACCCGCTGCATCACCTGAATTTCGTGAGCGGTCTGTGGATCCGTGGACCAGTGGTCCTCTGGATCAAACAGCGATTGCAGCGCGGCCAGCTCCAGGGTGGTGAATGGGCGGTGCCAGGTCCCGTCGAGGCTGGTGATCATGCAGGTCAACCGGTCATTGGGTGCCGGCATGCGCTGATCAGCTACCGACCACCGGCCGTTGTCGTGACAGGCGCTGGCGGAAACGGCGCCGGCCGGGGCGTTGTAGTCGACTACCCCGTAATGCCCGCCGGTCAGGTAGGCGTCGCCTTTGGTACGTGCCATGCCCGGGCGCGGATCGGCGATAGATAAAGCCCCGCTGGCAACTTGTTGCGAGCCGGTCACTGTTTTGGCGCTCTCGCACCAGGGCGTGATCCGCAGCTTTTGGGTGCTGGCGTTCGGATGCCAGTTTTTGTATGCAGGATCTGCCACAGCGAAAGCGCCTTGCCCAGTGGTACTGCCCGCGATGACGGTGCCGGCCGGCTTGCTGTAGTCGGTGACCAGGTACTTGCCGAAGCCCTTGGACGGCTGTCGAGGGTCGGCTACGGCCTGCCCGCCGGAGCTGGGGCCGTGCCCTGCGGTGACAGTGCCGGCGGCTTGGTCGTTGCGAACTACCCGGAAGACGTTGTTATGCCGCTCGCCGCCCATGCGTGGGTCTGCAACGCTGAATGTCCCTTGCCCAGGGCTGCGTTGGCCGGTGACCACGCCGCAGTGGCGGTTGTAGGGCAGCACACCGTACTGGGTGTATTCGAATTTGCTGGTAGGGCGAGGGTCGGCCACGGAAAACTTGCCGTTCATGGGGCGGCTCGCACCTGCAACCACGCCGGCTGTATCGTCCCAATCGACAACCCCGAGCACGCCGTTGTGATATTCCGGCACGATCACAAAGTCACGTAGGTGCCCGTCTTCGATCGCAAACCGGCTCAGGCTGCGCCAATCCTTCCCAGCCTCCACCAGGGCCAGCCGTACCCACGTTTTCCACTGCAACGCTGGCACCCGGTGCATCGGTCCCGCCTGATCGATGTCGCCGGCCAGCGGCATGCGGCTCAGGACGTCACCGACGGCGCGCAGGCTGCGTTTTTCCGGTTCGTACAGGAACGCCGGTACTTTCTCGACGTGCCTGGCCACCAGCAAGAAGCGCTTGCGGCTCTGGGCCAACCCACCGATTTCGCCGCAGTCATGGGTAGTCTCGGCCACCGCGTAGCCGTAATGCCGAAGCAGCTTGGTGATCTGGTCCAGCAGGTACCGGCCACGCGTTGCCAGGCGCGGCACATTTTCGAACACGATCAGCGACACCGGGTTGTGCTTCCAGGCTTCGCACATCAGCCACACGCAGCGCAACGTAAGTTCATTCAGCGCTCTGTACTTAGGTGTCTGGCTCATTGTCTCGGACAACAGACCCGATGCGCCCTTGCATGGGCTACTGATGAACACAGCGTCCGGGTCTTCGTTGCCGGCGGCGCGGCGCAGATCTTCGGCGGTAGCTTCTTTCCAACCGGCGGGCGGCTGCTGGCCATGGAACGCTGTGTATTGCTCGCGGGTAAACAGGTCCATCAGCGTGCCAGGTACACCGGTCATCATCTGGAAGTCGCGCAACCCGGCTTGATCGACGTCGACGCCGCCCAGGCATCGCCATTCAGCTTGCACGGGGCCTAGGACCGGTTTGGAATCGCTGAAACCTGCAGCGCCGCTGCCGAGCCCGCAGCATAGGTGGAAGTGGGTGAGAGTGCGTTTGAGCATGGTGCTTCTCCTTTCGAGCGGTGGGGGAGTTGCAGCTCCCCGTGTCCCGCCTTTGTTAGGTATCAGTGCGCGTATCGACGCGGTTTGTTTTGTTTGGCCGATTCACGCTCAGCCATGTATGCAGCCCACTCCGCAGATTTGCGCTGCTGGCGGATGCGGCTACATGCCTGGTGTTTGCGGGTGGAGCGCGCCTTACCGCAGATATCGCAACGGCTCGGCAGGTCGAGGCGGTGGCTTGCCATGGCCGGCCGCTCGCGCTCAGGGCTGGCGTACTCAGGCATTTGCCACCTCAATGGCCTTTAGTTTTGCGAGGCGCGCGGTCTCGTACTCGCTGGCGAGGATCTCAACTGCTCCGTCGATCCAGCCGCTTGTTGGTTGGCCGGCCGCGACTAGGGCATCGTGTTCGGCTTTGTTGATTTGGAAACCCAGATGGAAATAGGCGGTACCGTCGAGTTCGAACTTGATCCCTCCACACAGCCAGAGGTTGCCGGTATTGATACCAAGGCGGTCCCAATACTCGCTACCGCTCAGGCGCGCGGGGCAATGCTCATTCCACAAAGCAATAAGGCGCTCGTGTTCCGCCCGAATAGCTGCTCGATCCTCTTTTGAAATGCCTTTGCCAGGCTTCGCAGCTGCGCGCAGTGAGCGATAGCCGTGGTCATCAGGACGACACCAGTGCACATTCAGCTCCGCGCCGCCGCTGAGTTTCACGCCGCCGGCGTAGTTGGAGTCAACGTCGCGCATTGGGGCGACCCTGCCGCCGAGCATGGACCCGAGGACGGCCAGTTGGGCGAGGAAAATATCCTTCTGAACGTAGAAGTCGCGGACAATCGAAACGGTCGCGGGCTTGTCGGACTTGTAGAAAAAGTCGGACATGATCACTGCCCTCCCATGAGCATGCGTGTCAGTGCGTTGGGCTGACTGTCTGGTGTCAATTTGCTCAATGGTTGCGTGGTGGTCCGGCCGTTGGCGCTACGCAGTGTGGCGGTGTCGCCGTCAATTGCTTCGATCACGGCTTTGCGAGCGCTGAAGCGATAGCTACGGCCACCACCACTGATGGCGACGTAGCTGACCTTGTCGCCGACAGCTAGCGGTGTTGTGGTAGCCTCTGCGATGCCGCCTTTGGGTTGATTCACTTGCATGGTGCTTCTCCTTTGGGTGGTCGGTGTCGAGGGGTTGCAGCCCCTCGGCACCACCTTCTTACTGGCTTTCGCCGGTTGGGTTTTGCTTCCGCACCAGGTGCAGCAGCAGGTTTTCAAACTCAACAACTTCATCTGTTGCTGACTGCCATTCCAGGACTGCCTGGATCTGTTCCCGACTGCACTCCAACACCAGAATTTCTTTGTCGCTCACCGCACTTACTTCAAGGATCGCGACCAGTCCAGCGGGGTCGTAGGCTTCGGCGTGAACGATTTTTCCGGACTCGTTAAACCAGTCCTTCAGCTCTTTCAGGTGACGGAGGCGGTTGGTTTCGCACTGTTGGCCGTCACCGGTGATGACTTGTACGTGCATGGTGCTTCTCCTTTGGGTGGTAGATATCGAGGGGTTGCAGCCCCTACACGCCCTGGAATACCCAGCAGCGAATGGTTTTAGGTTTGTCGAAGGCGTCGAGTGACCGCGCCGAGTTAACGGGTTTGTTCGACTCCAGAAATTTTGGTGACTTGCTGGTTTTGAGCAGACGTTTCAGGTCGCTCAACGGCGGTACCTGCTGCCGTTTATTGGCAGCCATTTCCACAAATTCATTGAGGTTCACGGCGATCAGCCCATCGCGACGCGCGTGGTTCAGCGCGCCTTTTTCGTCCATGCCATTGAGAAATTCGTACAGGTCCCAAAACTCGCGCACGGTCGGGTGGTCGGCGTTGATTGCCTGCTGCCGCTCCAGCGCCATACGGCTGATTTCGGCGTGGGCCAGGGCTTTGCGGTGATCGCCAAGCGGTACGACACCGGCCAATGCGTCCACTAGGCTGCGCAGTTGGGCGTGGTTCTTGGCGATACGCACAGTGCGCACGCCGGGCTGGGCCAGCAGTTCCTGTTCGTAGCCTGAGGTGTTTTCCTCCATCAGGCGCATGGTTTCGGCTTCGCGTTGCAGCGCCTTGACCAGGTAGCCGCTGATGCTGTCCATCGGCATGCGCTCCAGCTGCTCGGCGTACTGCTTGGTTTCCGGCGTGTGATGCTCGCGTGTCAGGTGGACGTGGCAGATGCGCTGCAGGATGGGTTCAGATGCGTTCACCGGGTTGTTTTGCGCAATCAGAAGGGCGGCGCGGAATGGCGGTTCGTGGGTGTCGTTTCCGTTGTTCTTCACACCGGTGGAGCGAACGCTGCGGCCGTTGTAGGCGGTTTTCAATTCGTCCCAGTCAAAGTGTTTAACCGGCTGGCCTTCCTTTTGTTCTCGCTCGGACTCGATCAGCACCACCGGCAAGTTGCTGACCTGCGAGAAGTTGCGCGCACGGCTCGCGGCGGTCGCTTTGGACGGGTCGAAGCCTTCGTAATCAGTGCGACCTACCGACTTCCACAGCAGCTCAACCAGGGTGGTCTTGCCTGAGCCGGCTTCGCCCACCAGTTCTAGGAACATCAGCGACTTGTGGATCTGGCGAATTTGCTCGGCGTGCAACGCGCCCAGCCACCAGGCCAGCACCACCAGCCCCTGTACGCCAAAGCAGCGCCAATAGATGTCGAACCATCCCTCGTTGTAGGCGTTGAGGTCGGTGTTGATATGCAGCACCGGCGACTGGCTCTGTGATTTGATGCTCAGTTTGCCGAGGTCAAAAAAGTCTTCCTTGTTGCGCACCTGCACCTTGCCGCCTTGAAATGCCAAGTCGTTGAAGACATAAGCGCCATGGTCGCGGCTGTAGCCGATCCATTCGATGGTGTTGACGGTTTTCAGGCAGTCGAGCTGGGGCGCAAGAATGCGTTTCAGCTGCTGGGCGCTGCCCTCGAACATCGCGCCGTTGGAGACGTTTAGGAGGCGATTTGCGAACTCGGGCGCCGACGTGAGTTGCTTGGCCGTGAACGTGCTTTTGATGGCTGGCCCCTGTGGGCGCTCTATTCGAAAGTAGTACCAGGCCTCGTCAGTCAGGTCGTTGCGCATGTAGTAAAGCGCCTGGAAATTACAGTTGGCGATGCTGGTGACTGAGCCAGACTGGCGCAGCGCTTTGTAGCGCTTTTGTTCGTCGTTTAGCAGCTGGTCCTCATGGCGGTCTGAACTTTCCAGATCGCCCATGGCGCGGTCGTACTTATCAAGGTCCAGGCGAAACCAGTACAGGCGCTTGCGGAATGTGAAGTTGAATTCCTTGCGCTCGTCGCGCAGGTAAATGAGGAAGCCTTTTTCTTCAGCCGAGTCAGCCAATAGCAAATCGCCGTGGTGGCGGGCTTCGTCAAAGTCCTGCTCGATCCGCTCGGCGCGTTTGTCGTCACCCTCAATCGACTTCCACCGCAGGTGCAGGTCGTTCCAGTCAACCTTTTTGCCATGGGGTTGCGGGATCACCGCCGCCTTGCAGGTAAAGCCCAAGTCGCGTGCTTCGTTCGCCCAGCGGCGCATGTTGGCCTTAGCGACGGGCTCGTTGTCCAGTGCCCAGACAAGTACCGGTAATCGCTTGTCGGCGTCGTGGCGCAGCTTGGCCAGGGCCTTGAGTGAGTCAATAGGGCAGGGGGCGCTGGACATCATCGACACGGCTGGCACTTCGTTGTGCACCAGTGCAATGGAGTCGAAAATTCCCTCAACGATGAACAGCTCGTCGACCTCCAGCAGGTCGATGCTTGGCGGGCACCACCAGACGCCTTTGTATCCAGTCAAGCCTTCACCGGTGGGGCGGAAGCGCGCTTTCATCTTGCCGAAGCGGTCAGGCCGATCTATCAGGCGTTCCCAGTACCCACCTTTCTCCAAGGCAAAGCGCACTGTGGCACTGCCGATGTTCAGCCGGCCATCCCAGTAGTTATCCTGAGTGAACCAGCCAGCAATCAGCTCAAACTTGAAGCCCCGCGCAAACTCAAGGTAGGCACGTGCTGTGGCAAGTGGGTTGTCCGGCGTCGACGGTGCGGTCTTGCTCCATTCGTTGAACAGGTCGTCGTAAACGTCTTTTACGTGTACGCGGTGGTCGCACTTTTCCGGCCGGCCGCAGATCAGCGTCCAGGGCGAGTCGTAGAAGGTGTAGAGGGTCTTCTGGCCGCAGGCAGGGCAAACGCCCTTACGCATATAGTCGGTACCGCGCATGTGCTTGAGCTGGTAGTCCCGCTCAATGCGTTGGATGACGTCGGCGCGCAGCCTTTCTTTCATTTCCATCGTGGCTTACTTCGCTTCGTCGAGACTGTGTTTAAGGGCGCCAATAAGGCTTTTTCGTGCAGCCAACGCGGGGAAGGCCACCAGCAACGAGCCGTGCCGCATACCCTCGGGGATCATGCGAAAACGGTCGTCATACCAATGCTCGTTGAACAGCAACGCGTACTGCGCGCGCAGGTCCTGGAGCAGTGCCTCGGCCTGGGCGCGGGGCAGTTTTGCGGTGATGGCGATGTCGATTTCCATGGTCCACCTCGGATTGCGGGCAAAGCTCACCCAAACCCATTGGGGATGGGGTAGGGCGGGGTATTAAAAGGGAGCGTTACTGAGGGTGTTGTTTGTGCACGTTGCTGCATAGGTCGAGCAGCTTCTGTGGAAGAAGTCTCGCGGAAACAGGAAAGCGTTGACCTGCGAAGGTGTCCACCAGGTGGACACGGGTGCTGTCAGTCCCATTCGCCCAGTCGACGCCGATCCAACGGCGCTTCTTGATGACCTGCAGTTCAGTCCAGGCGTTGTGGACAAGCTTAGGAGCCAAGAACATCGGCACTTCCAGTGCCATGCTTAGGTGGCGAATGCAGCGATCAAAAAGCAGATCGGAGTCCACCAGGTATTCGGCTTCATGGCGTTGTAGGTAGGCGAAAGCAGCGCGTTGCATGCTGCTGCGGTAGTCATGAGTCTGTTGATCAAGGTTCATCACGCACGCTCCATTTCCAGCTGGTCCAACAGATCGGGTTGATCATTGGCGGTTTTCATTGCTTGTCGACGAATAACCACATCCGCAAGCGGCAGATTCACAGCCGGGTTGGGCATGCCGCTGGGGCTCAATTCATGGGTCATTTGAAATTCTGCACGCACAGCCCAGCCGCAGGCTTCGTTGGTGCATTGCATATAGGTAATGCGCAGAAAAATGTGCTGACCTTCGCTGGTCCGGATTCGCATGCGGCCCTGGCAGTGGGGGCATACCAGTTTGTAGGTACTCACTAAACCGCTCCCTGGCTGTAAAGCTGGATGGTCGCGAACACCTCAGCGTAGCGGGCAGACATGTATGTAATCAGGGCGGCGATGATTGCGTCAGCCTCACGCTTTTCGATGATCCCATCATCCAAGGCCGCAGACATAATCTGGTCGACCTTGCCACGCTTGGCCGAGGCCTTGAGCGAGCGGCTGTAAAGCTCGACGTTGTCCAACGTTTCCGGGAGGCTCAACGGTACAAACATGCCGCCGTACATCGAGGCTATGTAGTCAGGCAGGAAGGTAGTACCGGCCACATGCTCCAAACGGCGAATCTGTTCATCGGTCAGCGGGCGGCTACCTGCGTTCTCATAGGCTTGATTGTCGAACTTCTTAAGCGGCATACCAAGGTCCGCTGAGGCGTACGACCGACCACCTGGGTACGCGCCGATCACGGCCATTACTACGCTTTTTCTGCTGTCTAGAACTCGGCGTTTCATCTTCTGGTTTCCCCTTGGAGCCAGAGGCCCTAGTTTGTAATCACGCCGTCTTTGATCCCGAGCAAAACAGCTGCCCGGTGCGCTTCACCACGACGACCTTTCTTGCGGCCGTTGAGCAAGTCGCTGACCAGATTTCTGTTCAGCTCATATGTACGGCAGAACTCGGCAATGCTGACGCCCTTGCGGTCAAGTGCCGCGCGGGCTTGCTCGGGTGTGAGGGGGGCGGGCATAGTGTTCATGTGTGTTCGTTCGTGTTGGTGTAGGGTCATTCTTGAATAGAAAAATGTTCAAGTCAATAAGGATTGATCAAAAAAATGTACATTTCTGATGGGGTGGGCGATCGCCTGAAAGAAGAGCGCGACCGTTTGGGCCTGAATCAGACTGATTTTGGGGCGCTGGGAGGCGTCAGCCGAGGGACACAGAAGGCCTACGAGCAAGGCACTAATTCACCGGACTTGCGCTATTTGGCAGCTCTGGAGGGGGGAGGTGTTGATATTCAGTACGTGCTGACAGGCGAGAAGGCTTTGCTGTCAGAAAATGGGATCGACAGTGCCGAATCTCGAATTCTCGAAAATTACCGAACCCTCTCAGAGGGTGATAAAGCATCGGTCCAGCGACTGACCAGCGCCTTGGCGATTTCTACAGCGAATTAATCTTCTCTCTCGTCGAAGCCCCGTGGTACCCAGTCGGGTTTGGTTCCTATGGACTGCACACATACTTCTATGCCCACAGCGTTCATTGCCTTTTTTACCTGGAGAGGGTGGTGGCACACCAAAACATGCTGAAAATCGCTCGTTCGCCGGGTGTTTTTGACGGCACTGCAGATGGTGCCGGGCGCCCGTTACGTGTTGTAAAGGGAGTAGAACATGTTGGTGAACAGCGACGCAGAGACCAATCAAACCACGAGCGGTAAAGACCATCATTTGACGTGTGCTGAACTGGACTTGGTGAAAGTGTTCCGGCAGTTGAACGAAGAACACCGAAACGACATGCTGCGGTTTATTGAAGCGCTGTTGAACGTTCAATAGGGAGAGAAGCCCGGTTCGCCGGGCTTTTAAAAGAGATGGGTGCAAGGTGAAACAGGCATGCAGCTATTGCCGAAATAGTCATGGCCCAATAGCCTATGCGCCTGGTCACCCACAAGGTGCGAGGGAATCAAGGAATGATCCAGAGAGGGACCGCTGTGAAGACTGACTTATTAATAGGGTTCGGGGCCGGACTGATGGTGCTTGCGCTGTCTGCAAACGCCCTTGCTGATCCCTGCGACGATGTTCTCTCTGCCCTCCAGCAAGAGCGCCACCTAACCCAGGTCAAGCAAACCGAAGGCAAACGAACAACTGAGTATCGCGACGGACCTAACATCGTGTTGTCCCTCAGCTGCGCTGTAGGCGCTCCCAATGTTGCTGTCACTTGGGATGGCGCTACCCCTGATCAGGCGTTTTATGACCTGGTTGGACGTACCGGCAGCCTGGTATCAGAGCGCTCCGCTACCGACATCGTGAAGGCGTCCAGGCAGTGCCGCCAAAGAGCGCTGAAGGACGAAAGTGAGATCGCGACAGTCGAGCAAAAAGGTCTGGCAATTGAATGCCAAGCTTTCGCCCGCGACGGCGGTAGCACGACCATTACAATGTTTGCTGAATAACCTTCCTACACCTTGCTCCCGGTATTCATAGGGTCTGCCGCTCCGGCTTTCGCCGCCTGTAGCCGCTTCCACTCCCGATCCACCGCTCGCTTGGCTGTGTTCTTGTTGGCATAAAGCCACAGCAAACGCCGAGGTTTGGCCTGGTCGCCGGCCGTCATAGTTTTCTCTTTCCCGGTCTTGTCGTCTCGGTAGTAGGCGATGATCCCGGTGTAATCCAGTTTGTTTTCCTCGGCCAGGTCATCGACCGTGTCTTCCGGCAATTTACTCTCCAGCTCCAAGCTCATTGTGTAGCCGTTGTCCGGGCTGAGATTGTGTTGCACATTGCCGCCGTACCAGATTATTTCGTCTATTTCGTCTTTCACGCCCTGGAGCGTGTAAGTCAGCTCCGGGATCAGGTCTGGCCGGCCCATCGCCAGGGTGTAACTGAGGGTAGCGCTGCCACGGCGCAGGCGATTGAATTCCGCTCGGGCCGCCCGAAGGGCTGACTGTTTGTCGCTGTAAGTGTGGCGTAGATCTTTGAGGTTTTCGCCCCCGCCGGCAACGGCTTCCTGTTTTTTGGCGCTGTTCACGTCGTAGAAGTAGGCGCGCACGCCGTCGTAGCTATCGCGGTCGGCCAGCAGGTAGCGGTGTTGGTCGCCGTCGGCGCGGGTGAGAGTAACGTGAGGGAGATCCAGGCCGCTGGCGGTTTTTCCGCCACCGGTTGGCATGCACAGCAAGCACCCAGCCTTTACGCTGGCCACGGCATCGAATTCTTCGCCCAGGCGGCTGATCAGATTGGCGTCGGACTCGTTTGCCTGATCCAGCTGCAGGATGGGCAGACCGTCGAGCGAGCCGGCAATTGTAGCGGTAAGGCCGTTGCCAATGGCGATATCGCCCAGGACGTCGCCGAGAGTCGTATTGCTCCAGCTGCGCTCGCGTTTGGTCTTGAGCCCCTTGCGTAGATCCGCAGATCTGGCACGAATGCTCAGCACGTCCGGGGCGCCGCTGTGCTCAATTTCGTCGACGGTGTAAGTGCCTTTTTCCACCAGTCCGGTGTCGCTCCAGCCCAGCCACAGCCGTACAACTGCGCCTTTGGGTGGAATCGACAGCAAACCGTCGTGATCGCTAAGGGTCATGCTTAGCTGATCAGCTTCGATACCACGGTTGTCGGTCAGCTCCAGGCTCATCAGCCGTGGGCTGATTATCTGGGCGATGTCATTGCCGTCGACCGTCAGGCGGAAGGCCGGTACCGGATACGCCGCATCGCGCTTGTAGCGATCGACCGTATCTTTCAAAAAGCCAGTCACACGGGCAAGGGCGGCTTCGATCATAGCAGTCTGCGCAAGATGTTCATGCCGACGGCAGTGCCTGCGCCAAGCAGGTCGATCCGGTCATCATCGGTGCGTGTGAGGGAAAGGTTAAATTCAATACGTCGAGGAGTTCCATCACGAAAAAAAAGGGTATTGGTTTCGCTCAGGCTTTCGATTACCCACAGACCGTAGATGCGCCCACTGCCCTCGACCATGGGCCAGGCGGTACCGGTGTTAGCCATCAAACGAATGGTATCCAAACTGAGAGTTGTACCTGCCAGTTCCGGCAGGATGATGCCTGGCAGCGTGATGGTGTCATCGCCACGACCAAGGAACTGCCGCGCAGGTGCTGCACCGATTCGGCTATTGCTTGCATGGCGCCAGTTAGTTTGGCGTTGCAGTTCTTGGTAGGCGGCGGTCGAGAGGCTGAAAACGAACATGCCGAGGGCGAGCATCATTTGGGATTACTCCAGGTCAGACAGTCTGCTGCGTGTGCGTGCACTTTTCTCGCTGGCGATGCGAGCCAGCTCAGCCCGCACGGCTCTGGCAATCGCTCTTGCATCGTCCCCTTGGGCTGGGTGGATGTTGATTTCATAGTGGTCATGACTGTCATAGCTGGACGCCGCGGGCTGATTAATGGGTGGGCGTTCATCGATCGCGATTGCAGGCGGCGCTACCGTTCCCAGTGCCAACGTGCCGGCGGTGAAGAACTGCTTGCCGAAGTTGATCAAGGCTGTGAGAGGGTTTTCCCCCAGAGCCGCTGGAGACTGTGCAGTGGCGGGCAATGGCGGAATGAAGAGCCTATCCGGAGAGTGCATCTTCTCGTACGGATTTATTTCAACCGTGTTAGCGGGCGGAGTTACCGTCCCTGGTGCCTGGGTGCTGGAGGTGATGAACTGCTTGCCGAAGTTGATCAAGGACGTGAGAGGGCTTGCCTCAAGCGGTGCTGGAGACTGTGCAGTGGCGGGTAATTGCGGATTCAAAGGCCCGTCCGCAGAGTACAACTTCGCGTATGGCTTCTTTTCAATCGCGAATGCAGGCGCCGCTAAAGTTCCTAGTGCCTGGGTGCTGGAGCTGATGAACCGCTTTCCGAAGTTGATCAAGGCCGTTATAGGTGTTTCTCCAGGCGGCGCTGAAGACTGTGGAGTGGCTGGCACGGAAGAAATCAACGGCCTGTCTAGAGAGTGAACTTGCGCGTACGGTTTCTTTTCAACGGGTGGCTTGTCTAGGGCGAATTCTCTTGCATCGCTGAGGCGCACGTCTGAGCCCGGTTTACTATCACTGCCCGCAGTGGGTATCAGAGGAGCAGGGAAAGCGGGGACAGGAAAATTCAGCTGTCCCGCTTGAGTGAGCTGTTTGCTGAGGTCTGTAATTGCCCCGAGTGGACCTTGCTCCCCCGCTTCCAACCCTTGGGTCAAGCCAGCCATAGTGAAGCCGCCCAGCTCAGCAAATACACGCGACGGGCTGTGAATACCTAGCTTTTCTTTAAACCATCCAATTGTCGAATCTCCGATCGATACAATGGAGTCTTTCACCAGGCCCATGCCCGACATTAGGCCATTTACTAACCCGTTGACGATCATGCTGCCGAATTCGGTAAAGCGTGAGGGCAGCTCTATGCCGAGGTAACCTAAGACCCCAGCAAACGCTTGGTACACCAGACCTAGCGGGCTGAAGTTCACCAGTGTGGCGATGATGCCGCTGATACCACCGTCGAATCCGGCCTTAATCTCCGTCCAGGCACTACTGAAGTAGAGCTTCACCGCGTCCCAGTTCCGGTAAATCAGGTACGCTCCGCCAGCTATCGCTGCTACAACGGCCGCGATGATCAGCACGATAGGGTTAGCGGCCAGGCCCCACAGGGCCATGCCAACCGTCCGAATCGCGGTCAGTAACGCACCGCCCATTGTGACCGCCAGCAAGCGAATCCCCTGCATGAGCATAGGAAGAGCGTTCCTGGCGAGGCCAACAAACGTCGGGAACAATCGCTGGGCCACAGCGATAATCCCGGCGCTTTTGAGGCCAAACAAACCCATGCCATAGCTGACTACCGCGAATGGGCCGATCAAGCTCGCCAGGGTCAAGGCAAGCGCGCCAAATACGCCGGCTAGCACACCGACCACCATCAGGGTTTTCATCATGGCGGCGGCAGCGGCTGGATTTTCCTTCATCCAGGCTGTTACGCCTTTAATCGCTTCGGTGATGCTTTCCAGTGCCGCGACGTAAGTGGGCAGAATTGCTTGGCTCATTTCCCGGTAAGCATTGGCTTTCTGAGCGAGCAGCTCCAGTTCGGTGCCCTGGGCAGTGTTCATGCCTTTGTCGTAGAGCTGATCGATACCGTCAGCGCCGGCATTGAGTTTGGCGTTTTTGTGAATTTGCTCGCGCTGCAAATACATCTGCGCAAAAAGGTTGGATGCAGTGCGGTTGGAGAAGATGCTGCCGATGCTGTCCAGCACCTGCTTTTTATCGGTAATACCTTTTGCGGCGAGCTGCGGGAGCAGGATTTTTTCCATCCATTCAAATTGGTTTTCCCGGAATAGTTCGCTGCCCTTGATCGCGCCGACGTCGAGAAAAGCAATTTGTCCGGCCTTGTCATGCTTGACCTTGGCGGGATCGACCAACCCCAACTGCTCCAAATTATTGGCTGCGCGCTTGGTAGTTTTGCCCTGGTAGATGTTGGAATAGGCACTCATCATCGCAGTACCAACGCGGTGACCACCCATTTCCTGCACCAGCGGTTCCAGCTGGTAATAGAACGCCTCGTCCTTGATGCCTTTGGCCGCAACGCCACCGGTTTTGATCACGTTCAGCCATTCGTTAGGCCCTACACGGCCACCCGTGGCGGTGAGGATGCGTTGCACAATATCGGCTTGATTGATGAACGCCTCTTTGCTTGCCAGGCCACCACGCAGCTCGATCACCTTGAGCATATCCATGAATTTGCGTTCGTTTTCTGAGCCTTCTTCTTCGCCGTACATGGCATGGTTCGCGAACTTCATTTTTGCCAACGTTGGGGCAACCATTTCGGCTTCATGCTCATCGGCGAACACCGTCATTGCATCCCGTACCAACGTTAGGTTTTCCGTAACGCTGGTGCCGTAAGTCTTCATGCGCTTGGCAAACTCAATCGCTTTTCCGGTGTCTTCCTTCCCGAGGCCCAGGGCAGCGACACGGTTTTCTTCAAGTGCGAACTGCTTGCCTTCCTGCAAAGGGGCATACAGGCCACGGCCGATTGCGTAGCCAGTGCCCGTTCCAGCGGCGCCGGCTATGGCAGCATTCCCCGCGAATTGTTTTCGCCCGTTGTAAGTGCTGTCTAGTCGTGCTCGGGCTTTTGCCATCCGTTCCTGGGTGGCGTTCAGCGAACGCAGGCGTCTGCCTTGCTCGCTGATGCTGTTATTCGTGGCACTGATTTGCACGCGCAATTGACGTTCGTGGCTACTCAGATTCTTGGTACTGATGCCGGCGTCCGAGAGCTTGGAACGCAGCCGCTGAAGCTGCTCGCTCTGCTGTTGGTGTTCTTGTTTTAGGCGCTGTGCTTCGCGCACCGCCGCGCGGACGTCCCTGGTCATTGCCTTTGTAGGTACGCCGGTGGCTGCGAATTGCTGGCTGAGAGCCTTAACCCGTTCGCGAGCTGCGTCCAGGGACTGCTTGGTTTCGTCAGCAGCAGTCTTCTGGGAACGCCAAGCGCTCACGTCTTTCTGCTGGGTGTTGAGTTCCTTCAGGCGCTCACGAGCGGCTTTTAACGCGCGGGCCGTTTCAGAGCTGGCCCCAGTGATTTTCTTCAACGGGCCGGTGGCTTTGTCGATGGCGTCCAGCAATACGCGCAGTCTTAAATCATTCGCCATCGACACAGCTCCGAATTCGCGCCCGTTCGCGCCAGTCCATCAATTCCTGGAGGCCCAACTGATCCATGTCAGTCGGTGCCCAGTGAAAAACCACGGCCAGATCGGCCATGGCGTCCTCTACGCAACGAGGGATGCATCCGTTTTCACCGACTTCTGCAATAAAAAACCGATGATCTTGCTACCAATGGCGACCAGGTCGGCCGGGTCGAGGCCGGCCGCTTCAACAGCTGTCAGTCCAGGATTACTGATGCGTGGGATGACCTTGATCAGACTGGCTACGTCCAGATTCAGCAGGTCGGAGAGACTCACCCCGCGCAGCTCACCCGAGGAAGGCTTGCGCAGGGTGATGGATTCGATGGTAGTAGTGCCACGACGGATCGGGGTGTCGAGGGTGACTGTATTATCGTCGGCCAAAGGCTGAACGTCGGGCTGTTCGATGGTTGCGGTCTTCATTGGATTTGCTCCTTGTGAATAAAAGGTGTGTTTCTCGATCGAGGGCGAAAATCAGATGCCCATGGCGGTGCGGTGCTTCTCCAGCATGTCCACGCCGTTGACCTTCTCGACGAAGTTGAGCAGGTCGATTTCGATGATTTCCTCGCCGTCGACGGTCAGCTTGTAGTAGCTGCAGGTGGTTTTCATGGAGTGCTCAGTGTCTTCACCGGCTTTGGCTTCGCCCATTTCGATGGTTTCGTGCCGGCCACGCACGACTACTTCCACGTTGCTTACTTCACCGGTGTCGTCTTGCTGGTAGGGTCCAGAGAAACGCAGGGCAACGCTGGAAGCATTCACCGCGCCGAACTGGCGCAGAGAGATCAGGTCGAGGCCACCGGTCTTCCATTCGAACTGGATACCGTCGTCGGACATACCCAAGTCGGCTTTCACCGGGCCATTCATGCCGCCGCCGCGATAGGCCTCCATCTTGCGGCCGAGGGCGGGCAGGGTGACGGACTTCGCCACGCCGAGGTAGCTGTTGCCGTCGTTGAACAGGTTGAGATTCTTCAGTTTGCGAGGCATAGCCATAGCAGTGTTCTCCGGGATTCGGTGTCAGGGTGAACTCCCCTTCCGGGGAGGCCCGGTTTAGCTGTTGATGCCCTTGGCGAAGTCGATCAGGTAACGGTCGGTGATTCGCTGACGGAAGGTGAGGTCTTCAAGTGGGGGCACGGGGGTGTAGTCGTAATCAACCCAGAGCTTGCCGGCCTTGAGGGTGTCTTTGGTGTTGATGTCGTCCGGGTACCAACAGCTCCCGCCGATCAGGTAGCCCTGAGACTTCAACTCGCGCATCTTGGCGTTCACGCCTTCGACCAGGTCGCGTACCAGGGAGGCGTGCATCGGGCGGTCTATGGCCCACATGTGCGCTTCGGCCATGGTGTCCGCGAGGATCTGCGCGGTGCGGGTGTAGTTTTCGAAGGCGAACAACGGGTCATCGCTGCAGGTGCGGCTACCCCAGAAGCGGAAGCCGTTGGCGTTGATTAGGGTGGTGACGTCGCTGCTGTTGAGGTAGTTGGCGTCGGTGGCCGGGTTCTGCAGGTCCCAGAACACGTCGGCGCTGATACCGGTCACGCCACTCACGGCCACGTTGGACAGGGTTTTATGCCAGCCCGTCTCCTGATCGATCTTGGCGCGAAGGCCAAGTGCACGGGCCACAGCCGATGCAGTAGTGGTCTTGTTGGCGACGGTGTCCCAGTTCTGGAAGTCCGGCCAAATCACCATCATTTCGCGCGCACCGAAGTTCTCGCGGTACGCCACTACCTCTTCCTTGGTTTTGCAGTTCCAGGCGCTGACGTATGCAAAGGCGCGCAGGTCTTTGGCGATGGCGCCGAGGGCGGTGGCTACTGGCAAACTGTCGAGGCCTGGCACGCCAAGGATACGCGGAGTCATGCCCACGCGTGATTTGGCGGCGAGCAGAGCTTTCATGCCGGTGTATTGACCGGTTGGTGTTGTACCGCCAATCAGGGCGCTCGTAGTCGTCGCTTCGTCAGCGCCTTCTTTGACCCGTACCACGATAACGTAAGGCTTGGTCTGGTCGGCGATGCCTTGCAGGCTGGCAGCCAGGGTGCCCTTGACGCCGGCCTTGCCGACGGCGGTTTGCACGTTGGTGATGAGGACTGGAGTGTCCAGAGGGAAAACGAGTGGGTCCGCATCTTCAGCGGTGCAAACCATGCCGATGACTGCGGTGGGAATAGTGCGAATGGGGCGGGTGCCGTCGTTGAGTTCGATGACCCGCACGCCGTGGAGATAATCGGCCATGGGTGGATGCCTGCGCTGTGATGGAATGACAGTGCAGAGGTTGCCGCGCGCGCGCCGGTTGGGCGAGCGGCGGGGCTTGTAGGGGAGGGCGCTACAGGGCCAGGTGGTGTTTGCCTCCTGGCAGGTGTCACTGAATTTGGTCAACCAGCCATTGAGGCGCGGCCGGTCGATGCTGACTCAGTGGGAACTCGCCCGCTTCCGGCCAGTTACGGAGTAAACGCCGATATGCTTGCAATTCAGCGTACTGCTCCGGTGTTAGCGTGGTTGGCGACCCGTCTTCAATCTCATCACGATGCCGGGTCACTACGCCGTCCGTAGCCGTCAACTGAACCGAGCGCCAATACCGCTCGACCTCGGCCAACTGCTCAGCCGTCTGCTCTGGGGCGTCTATCACCACCGGCCATTTGTCCGGCCCACACACCAAACGCTTTCCATGACTGACTTGGGCTAACAGCTCATCCCGAGCTTCGGCGGAGAACTCCCGCGCATCAGCAGGAATAAAAGTGCATACCTGATCGTCGTAGAAAAAGCCTGATTCAGGACTATAAAAGACAGTCATGCTTTACCCCTTACTCGCCAGAAAAATGAGGCGTTAGCGCTATAGAGATTTCGTACGGTGATACTTCCGAGCGTGCTATTTCTCGCTTGCAACACTGGATAATCACCAACTTTTTGACCACTAGTAAAATCGGCAAACGTCAGCTGAATATCTGTAGGCACAGCCGAAAGCGCGTAGGGCAGCGGGATTACCGTGTCAGAACCTGGTGGAGCCGAAACATAAAGGCCCCATTGTTCAACATCCCCACCAGGCAACTTTTGATGACTGGGCGATTCAGCAAAATCAGAAACATGCTTAAGAGAGGCCGAGCCAGCCAGGAAATAGTTGGTGCCTTGAAGTGTCGCCTCAAGTGATGACCCGATATTAACGACAACGCTAGGGAGAGAAACGGTGGCAACGGTAGACATAGACCCACCAGTTGGTGGCACTACTGTTAATGGCGCCCCACCGACGTTTCTGATGTGAATTGTTGCTCCAAGTGCCACGTTGGCAATGGCTGGAAGAGTCAACGTTGCCGCCGCTCGGGGGTTAGCCAAAACAAGCTGGCCAAAATCTAACGCCGTTAATTTTGCGGATGCATCATAAACTCGTATGCCGCCCAGATTTCCGAGCGCCCGTTGCACAAATTCGGTGTTGGCCAGAGTTTTACCGCTGTCGAACACAGCAGCGGTTGGCGTCGTGGGCGCACCTGAAAACGCAGGTGAGTTAATCGGCGCAAGACCTTGCGTAATATTTTTGAAAGTCAGCCCCGTGGTTCCCAGAACAATCGCCCCGTCGGTCGACAGCAGCCACAACGTATCGGCGTTCACCGCGCCCTGCTCGACGGCAACCAACAAGCCCGGAGTGACCTTGACGCTGGTATCTGCATCGCTGGTCCGCTTCCAAATCTCCGCTGTGAGGTAGATCCCGTTATCTTTTGCCTGCGCCTGGTCCTTGACCAAAACCCGCGAGCCGAGCGGCACGGCCACACCGTCAATCGTTTGTGCGCCAGCCAACTGGATCGGCTCAGTCGTTGCCACCAGTACCGATTGCTTTGCGTCTTGCCTGTTGATCCCGTCGACCACCGAATCTTCGACATACTGGCGTGTAGCCAGAACGACGTCGGGGTCGATCTTCAGCACCACGTTGGCTGCGCTGGAGACGATGAAATTCATGCGAACGACTTGGGTGCGGCCTGAGCCTTGGGACATCAGCGGCTTGTAGCTTGGTGCGCAATTCGCTACGGCTACCAGTGCGCCGTCTGAGTCATACAAGCCAATTTCTCGAATCCACCACCCACCTTCGTCGGCAGGAATGACTTGTTCCGCCACGATGATGTTGGGGTTGGCCGGGTCAACCGACAGTTTGTTCAGTGGTCGGCGGCGCCGCTCATTGATCAGTTTTTTTTGTGCACGGTCAGGGATTGGATCGGTGCCATTGGCATCACCCACGCCAAGCTCGGTGAGTTTCCAAGGTATGCCCAGGGCGTCGGCATTGGCCTGTTTGGCTTCGCCGGTCGCAGTGAGAATCGCAAAAAACTGAGAATTCGGATCGATCATGGGTAGATGTCCAGTGTGTCGATGGAGTGTTCCCGCCCGGCTGCGCCGATGTAGCAGGCAAGGTCGATAACGCCGGGGACCGGCGGGTAAACGCTAACTGTGTCGATAGTGTGTTCACGGCCGGAGCTGCCGATGACGCCTGTGGTGGTGATGTCACGCAGGATTGGGGGGTAAACGTCGATTTCATCGCCTTCATAGACGCTGGCGAATATGTTCATCACGCCGGTGGTTTCAAGGCTGATAGCCAGGCCGGTCAGGTGTCGGGTGACTGGCCTGGCGTCGTCGATGAGCCAGGTCAGCTCCTGGTACATTTCCTCGGTTATGCCGGTTTCGAGCACACCCACCTTGATTGCGAATGTACCTGGCACACCGTTCGGCGTGGTTTGCCACCACTCAAGCACTTCAATCAGATACCCCAACGGTTCGACCACGCGCCGTAGGGCTCCGATGGTGCCCTTACGCGAGTGGATGAAGTGGGATGATCGAATGGCCGACCGTTTCGCTGCTTCAGGCCATTTGCTGTCCCAGCGGTCAACCGAAAAGGCCCAGGCCAGATATGGCAGCAGCTCCAGCGGACAAGTGTCGGGATTGCAAAGCTGACGCAGTGGAATGGGCACGCGCTGAATTTGTGCAAGCGCTTGAGCTGCTTGTTGTTCCAGCGCTGTCGAGTTCCCTGGCAGCAACTGCTGGACGCTCATCACTCGGCCCCCCGCGTGACTTTCACGCCCGTGCAGTAGGGCGCTTGGGCTTTGGTTGCGACGATGTCGGCCCAGCCTTCCAGCTCGACCTTGCGTACACCTTCGACGTGCAGCGCGGCATGAATGGCTGACTCCGACACTTCCATTCCAAGTCGGCGACGTTGATTGACGTACGCCAGCAGGCGCGCTTCAGCGGCCGCAAGAATCGGCTCGGATTCCGGGCCGCTGGACAAGAGAAAGAGTTTGGCCTTGACCTGGTAACGGACGATTTGGGCGCTCTGAACGGTCAGCCGGTCTGCCACCGGCCGGCGGTCATCGTCGCTGACGTAGGCGTTTACAGCGGCAAGCAAGTCAGCGGAGGCCGTGCCATCGCCAAGTAAAGATTGCACGGTGACGACGGCAACGGCTGGCGATGGGCTTTCGGCGGTGGCGTCGGCCACGCGACCATCGGCAGCTCTCGCGTGGAAGATGTAGCTGTTCCGCGGCCCGGCAGTACTTAAGCCCTCCCAAGCCATTTGCGCACGTTCGCGTAGGCTGTCGTCGCTCTCCATGAGCCTTGGTACAGGCGGCACTGCTGATGGCTTGCCTTCCTGGATCACCAGTCGTTTGACATTGAAGTTCGCGGCAAGCTGTTCCAAGTCGGTGCCACGGGCTGTGGCAAGCAAGTTAGCCAAGGAGGCTTCATTGACGCGCTGACGCCAAACAGTCTCGCGGTATGCATTCTCCTGCAGCAGCTTGTTCAGCGGCTCCGATTCCATGTCGAGGCGAGCGGCGATTTCAGCTTGTTCGCTGATCGGCCACAGGCTGATGGCGTAAGCCTTACGCTCGGCAAGGATCTGCTCAAAGTCGATCTGCTCGATGATCTGCGGGGCCGGGAGCTGGCTAAGGTCGATGGCTGCAAAACTGTTCATACACTGCCTCCCAGCTGCAGCGGAACGCTGAGGCTCAGCGGTTCATTGGTATCCACCACAGTGCCCTCCAGATCGATCGAGGCTTGTCCCTGCATGTTCGCCCCAAAGAACTGCACTCGACTTAGGCTGATACGGGTTTCCCAGCGCATCAAAGCCATAATGGTCGCTGCGTAAACGCGCAGTCGGGTTACGTCGTTGAAGGGGTGGTCCACCAGCTCCGGTAACAGGCTGCCGTATTCTCGACGCATGACGCGGGTGCCAATGCGGGTGGTGAGAATGTCGGTGATCGACTGACTGATGTGCTCGCGATCTGCGATGGCGCCGCCGGTTTGTCGGTTCATGATGGGATCGGCACTCCCGACTGCTCGCTACCCTGCTTAACGCCAGAGGTAAGGTGATTTACCAGGCTGACGTTCGCCGCGATTACGTCTTCCGAAACATCGACTCGGCCGGTGATGTTCTGATTGCCGGTTTGGACGTAGTCGCCTTTGTGCGTGATGTCGCCTACCAGGTTGATGCCGCCGGTGCTGAATAGGTTGGTGGTGCCGCCGTCGACCAGCGTGGCGTTCAGGTGGTGGGTAACGCTGTCGTACTCGATCACCGTACCGTCGGCGTAGGTGCGCCGGTGCAGGCCGGCGCGGTTGCCATTGGCCGGGATGTGGTCGCTGAAGACGCCCGTGACGACGATGCCGTTGGCAAGCTGGCCGGACGGGCTGAACAAGATGACCTGTTCGTCAACAGTGGGCGGGTCCCATTCACGGTCCGAGCCTGCGCGTAAAGCCAGCCAGGGAAGCCAGGCGGTGGTCAGCGTTCCGGTTTTTACCTTCACGCGCGGAGGTTCCATCTGCACGGCGTCGATGACGCCGAAGCGGATGAGGTTTTCGAGCAGGCGAGAGAGGGCGGCGTAGTCGGTCATGGCGCCGATGGTGGCCCCACGCGCGTGACAGTGCAGCTGATGAAGGTTGTACATTGCACTGCTACAAGCTCACGGTAACTATTGAAGCCTCTTCCTCTTGAGCGATTGGTTATGCATCAAATAGCAATCTATAATGCTTGTTCTAAAACCTAGAATTCATGGAGTTGATAATGAGCCGTTTTGTACATCCAATTTCACAGCTGGTTCATTGCACTGTAAGAATTACCTGTTTCGATGCCCTAGGAAAAGAATCGTATGGGAGCGGCTATTTTTTTAAGTTTTGTGAGAAGGATGGAACGCATGTAATATGTATTGTGACAAATAAGCATGTGTTAGATGGCGCTGTCAGTGGTGTTTTTAACCTGACTTTGAAGAAGGCTGATGGTACTCCTGATATTGGTAGACATGAATCAGTAAGGCTCGACGGTATTAGCGGTTTTAGTGTTCCCCATCCCGATCCACTTATAGATTTGATTGCCATACCAGTCGGCATGGTTTTGGATAGTGCAGAGCGGCAAGGCCTTAATTTTTATTTTTTAACATTGGACTATGAAATTACTGCTAATGCTGCTCTTCTCAAAACCCTAGCTCCAATGGAAGATGTAGTTATGATTGGCTACCCGATTGGACTATGGGATAAAGTAAATAATTATCCTATAATTCGTAAAGGGATCACTGCGACTAACCCTTGCTTGAATCTCAATGGCAAGCCAGAATTTCTTATCGATGCAGCTTGTTTTCCCGGATCCTCAGGATCACCTGTTTTTCTGGCTAATATTGGATCGTATCTAGATGAGCTTGGGAATACTGTTATAGGTAACAGAATTGCTCTGTTAGGAACCTTGTATGCCGGCCCACAACACCAAACTACTGGAGATATTATAGTAGTAGATATTCCGACTGACACAAGGCCTGTCGCAATAAGTGGTATTCCTGCAAATCTAGGGTATGTAATTAACACTGGTGAGCTGAAAGTGCTAGAAGAGGCCGTACGTAAATTCGTTGACTCCACGCCTCTTTCTAGAAACTCGGCCTGTCCATGTGGAAGCGGAAAGCGTCTCAAGTACTGCTGCGGTGCCGTATAGCCGGTAACGTTATTGTTAGTTTAATTGTTGGCGGATGTTATATGGAGTAGTAGATGGTCGCGAATTAATTCAATATCTTCTTCCGTAAATCCTAATAGTTTGCGCTCTTCATACTTTACTTCAGGGGAATTCCGTTCCGCGCGGTCCTTCAAGCCGTACTGGTGCACTCGCGCGATACGGGAAACCCGGCCGGTAAATCCAACGCTGATAGCGCTACCGTCACCCTTCGCCTTCAGATATGCCACCTTGCGCAGCTTCTGAAACATCTCCAGCTTGCGGCGAATTCGTCCCTTCTTCCCTCGTACATCGCGCTTCTTCCTGGGGGTGTACTTGCTGCCATCCGGATTTGACTGAGCCTTCACACGCTGCTGCTGATTGCGCCGAAGCTGGTGTGCCAGACTGCGGGCGAGCTTGCCGCGTTCTGCCGACCCCAACTTTCTGAGTAATGGTGCAGCCCAGGTCTCAAGGGCTTCTAAGTTACCGTTCATTTCGGCACAAGCCATTCAGTGGTGTTGTCCTGCGCACCAGGCACCCAATTCGGACTGAGATAACCAGCGACACGTTGAGGCTCGCCGGCATGTTTTACGGTGGTATTGCCCTGGTCATCCGTGCCGACGATTACTCGCTCAGTGAGCGCGAGGGTCAGGCTCATGTCCACTTTTTCCTTGTCGAGGATATCGGCTTCGAACTGAATGCCTTGCTTGACCTTGTCGAGGTTTTCCAGCAGCTCCGGTTGATTGATGCTCAGCCAACCCAGGATCGGCAGGATCACAGTGTCGGGGTGGTCAGCGAACTCGGTGAGGATGATCTGAAGGTCATAGCTGTATTCAAACGACAGGCTTGCTGCCGCCGTGCACCGTACCTTTCCGTTGTCGATGAAGATCAGCAGGCGGTCAGGGTCGTATTTGAAGTCGGCGACGGTGGCCAGCAGATGCGCGCGCAGGCTTTCGGGTTTGTTCATGGGGCTGCCTGTTGATGTTTGTAGACCATATCGACCTGCGCGGCGCACTCGGCCCAGGCAGCTTCGGCCCGGTCCCCATCGGTGAGCAGGTCGCCGTTATTGGCTGGGCTTGTCGCCGGCAGTAGGCAGGGCACCACGGCCGGACACCCAGTCACGGTAAGCGGCGGCGCCGGTGAGGGCGGGGCGCTCGCGCAGCCGGCGAGCAGGGTCAGGCAAAGGCTGAGCAGTCCAGTGGCGAAGTTCGGCATTTTCACGTTTCAGTTCCTCTATGGTTTGCTCGCGTCTCGCCAGGTCCCGGCGCAACAGATCCTGCTGCGTGCGCAGGGTGCCCTGAGCGTCGCGTTCCTGCTTCAAGGTGTCTCTGAGGGTATCGGCAGTGGCCAGGTTGCGGTCGGCGTCCTGACTCGCGGCCTTGGCCGTGTCTTGTGCCCGCGCGGCTTTACTTTCAGCGACGTCAATGCGAGCTTCCTGCCCCCAGATCATCAACGCCAAGGCACCCAGGAGCGCTAAGCCGTAAAGAGCCTGGCGAAGGGCGCTCATGCACGGTACCAGCCGAGTTTGTTCATTGCGGCGGTGTGGAGTCGCTTGATCGGGCCGCGTACGATCACGGCTCTGGCACCGTTCATGATCTGGATGGCTTCGCCCAACTGTTGCATGTCGTCCTGCTCGGTCGACTCCGGCACCACCAGCAAATCACCGTCCTGCACCCGCAGTTTTTGAACCGCGTCGAAGTCGATCATGCTGCCACCCCTTGCCCGCACCCGCAGACTGCGTGCCGCTCGTAAGCGCGCTGCAGCTTGGTGTCATAGAGGTTTCGCAGATAATCCGGCCCGTTGTACAGCTTCGCAAACTCTGCCCATTTACGGGCTTTCAGTGCCTTGTGCAGCACCGGGTCGGTTTCAATGAAGCGGGTGAATGCCTCGAATTGCTGCGATTCGCCGGCACTCATTGCCGCCACGAAGTCCTGCACGCTGGCGTAACCGAGGCGTTGCCAGTGATAGCCCATGATTTGGAAGGCGCCCCAGGAAGCTGACTCCAGTGCGGCTGTGTCATCAATCAGCCGGGCCATAGCCAGACGCTGGTGCTCGGCGGTACCGCCGATGTAGCCACCGGCCTTTGGGTTGACCAAGGCTGGGTTGGTAGCAGCCAGTTGATCGGCCTGGCGCTTGATCTCTGCAGGGTCATCACCCGCGTGCCGAACTTTGGCGAGCTGGCGGTACATGATGTGTCGTTCGAACAGGATCACAGGCTTGCCGTTGTCCAAGAAACCTTTGCCCTTGGACTCCACTTCGTTGACCGCGTAAATGCTTGCCAGCGGCACGTCCAGGCGTTCGGCGGCGTTCACCAGATCGTTGTTGCGTAGCAGCCGGGCGCAGTCACTGCCGGCCAGGCCGGCCTGGGTCTTGCTGCCAGCGATGCCGTCGGCCACCAAACCGACTCTCACCTGGTACGCGCGGACTGCCGCCTCTGTAGCGTCACCGTAGTGGCCGTCGGGTACCAGTTTTGCACCTTGCCTGTTGAGATTCTTTTGCAGGATAAGCACTGCTTGCGAGCGGTCGCCGTGGCGAAGGGTGGTAGTCATGCACTGGGCCTCAACAGGGCGGCGACGTTGCCGCGTGATCGGAAAATCAGGATGCAGAGCAACACAATCGAAGCGGCCTGCCCAAGGCTCGTGGGCTGGCGGTCCAGAAGGATTTCCAGACCGCAGATGCACAACGTGGAGCCAAATAGGCTCGCCAGCAGCGAGATGCTGCGCCGGTACCGCGCATCGCCTCGGGTGTAACAGGCCAGGCGTAGAGCGCTCAGCAGGTAGGCGATTGCCGTGATCAACTGCACGGCCAGTTCGATGTTCGGCATATCAGGTGCCCCCTCTGATGCGACGCCAGATGTCCCAGATGTCCGCCTTTTCCACCCACACCATCAGCTTGATGCTGATCGGGATGACCACCAGGGCACAGATAAAAGCGCTACCGCCGCTGGTAATGAACGGGATTGCTTGCAAAGCCATGGGGGCGAACAGATAGCCGACCCCAGCGGATAGGAACAGGGAGCCCAGGCGCTGCCAGACCTTGAGGTCGCGCTTGGTGCTGGTGACTAGCCAAGCGCCTAGGATGGCGCCGAACAGCGCTCCATCGTCGATAACTGGCGTGACGCTGGCCAGGCCCAAGCCAATGAGCAGGCCAGATACAACGCTGGAAGTCGGATCAGCCATGGTGTGGGTTTCCTTGGTTGCAGGTGGTCAGTCCCATAGGTTCACCATCTGCCGTTGGGGCGCGCTGGTTTGAGCTTCTGGCATGTTGACGACAAGGCCTTGCGGCAGGACGGGGCCGTAGTCAGCCAGACCGGGGTTGGCCTGCAGCACCGCTTCGGTGACGCCCGCGGTTCGGCCGTAGTACCGCCAACACAAAGCGTCGACGGTTTCGTTTTGATGGGCACGGACAGAGGCGGGCATCAGATCAGCTCCACGGTGGTGCGGCTTTTCTCGAGAAAGTCCCTGATTGCCCAGCGCAGATCGCGGCGGTAGTCGTCGATGGTGGGGGCTACCTCTTCGGCCTTTTTATTACCCGCGTTGGTGGCGCTGTAGTCGCGATACCGCTCGCAGACTTCTGCGCCGGTGCCGGCTTCGATCGCGCGACGGTAGAGGTGAGCCTTTACCGATACGTCCTTGATGCGATCACCTGGCACGTCGTCCAGCTTCAAGTAACCAGCCGCCTGCTGTGTCGCGCGCCAGTCGCTGAGTTCGCGATTGAGATTGATGGCTGCAGCGATCACGGCGGTTTCCAGGCGGGCAGGGGTGACGCTGGAGTCGATGCGCAGAGTGGCGCGCAAGTTGTCCAGGTCAATCGACGGCCAGAATGGGTCGGTGTTGATGTGGCCGCTGGCGACGGTGCCGCTGGCTACAAATGCGCTCATGAGACTGCACTCGAAAAATAGGTCGCCGGTGGTCGGGGCTTCACGTTCAGGAGGAGCGGCCTAGCCGATCCGCCCCGAGCCGGCGGGGTGCGTGGGGACGCTCAGTTAGCTGCGGGAGCAGCGTATTTTTTGAGGAGGCGCTCAACGCGCTCCAAATCCTTCTTGCCACCGCAATTTGTGTTCAGCTCGATGGCGCGGGACAGATATTTTTTCGAGGACTCCAGGTGACACAGGGCGACTACCTTACTTTCTGACGTGTCGTCGTCGGAAACCATCTCCGCGAAAGCCTTGCCTAGCGCCAGATGCAGCTTGGCTTTCGCCTGGTCGGGCATGTCTTCTTCACCCGCGATTTGCTCAGTCCGGAGCAACAGTTTCACGTCGAAGGTCCCACCGGCCTTCTGCGCCTTCAGGGCGACCTCGGCAATTTCTTCGGCAACGATGGTGCCGGTCGTGCGTTCGAAGCGGTCAGGCATGAGCAATGCGTGCTGGATGACGTACTCAGCAATGTCCAGGGCGCCGGCAAAGTCGCCGGCATCCATTCGCCACACCATCAGAGTGGTCAGTACTTGGTCCTGCGCGCCTTTGCCGCCTGCCAGAACACCTTCCACGTATGGGACGTATTCGGGCAGCAGTTGCTTTTTCAGCTCTGCTTTACCCTCGGTGGACTGCACCTGTTTCAGGCGCAAGTAGTCCTGCTGAAGCTTCGCCAGGTGCAATTCGTAAACAGTGGAACCTTCCATGGTCATGGCTGGGCCGGCCACAGCAGCCGCTGCAACGGCTGCTGTGACGCGCTGGAAGTGACGACGGCAAGGATTGGTCATGGTTGCGCGCCTTAGCTCAGGGTGATGTTTTCGGCCATGGCTGCGCAGCCAAGGTCTTCGATCACGTAGGCTTCGTTGACCGACTCGTAGTTCTCGATACGGTCGCGTTTGGCGTTGTCCACCACCGTGCGGCGGCGCGTGCCTTCCTGCCAGTAGATCGACAGGTTGTCGAGGCGGGTAACCAGCAGTCCGTTCGGCGGGAAGTGAGGCACTCGCACCGCCGGCAGGTTGCCGATGCGCTTCTGGCTGGTGACGATATCGGCGGCGAGCATTTCGGTCGGCGCTTGGGACTTGTTGATGATCGGGAAGTATTTGTCGGCCAGTAGCTGGCGTCCGCAGATCACTACCAGGTCAGTGTCTTCCTGGTACCAGGGCTCGATGAACTCGTTGACCATGCTAACGACCAGGGCGTCGATGTTTTCGAAGTCCTTGCCCCCGCCAACCTGAATCTTGCCGCTGCCGTCGACCACTTCTTTCATAACGCGCGCAGGGTTTTCCAAGCGCATTTTTTGCAGCCATCCGACGTTGACGTCCTGCAGCAGCTTGTTGATGTCCGGTTTGGAGGTCGCCGCGCGGCTGGTGCCGTTCCAACCAATCATGATCCGGTTGAGTGCCTGAGCCCGGATGATGGCGTCGCGGATACGCGCCTGGAAATCTTTGAACTTGGCCCATTGATCCAGCTTCTGGTAACGCAGGCCCGTATCGAAGTTGGTTTGGGTGCAGGTGTACCCACGGTTGTCGAGGCCGGTAGGGTCGCGTGGCTCGCGGTCTTGCTGAGTGGTATCGGTGGTGCCGGCGATAGTGCCGTCGATACCGATGCCGATTTTTTCGCCAGACTGCTCGGATACGCCGTAGACATTGATCGAGCTGAGAAACGCGCTCGACTCCTGCATACGGGTTTCCAAAGTCTGTGCAACGGATGGAGCGGCTGTGAATTTGGTGGTGACGTCGCTCACCCCGTGCAGTTGAGCGAGTTGTTGCAGGTAGGCGTTGAAAAGAACGCGAGTATCGTTACGCATGGTGTTCTCCGATGTTCCTTGGCTATGTGTTGTCCGTGGTTTGGATCAGCAGTCGGTGACGAGCTTCCCGTCACCGCCCGTAGCCGGCGGGCGAACGGAGTGCTGCGATTTTTGACCTGTGGTGTCCAGGGTGTTTTCGAGTCGGGTAATCAGGTCATTGAAGTCGGCGGACAGCTTGTCGTGGGCTGTCTGCAGCTTTTCGCGAGCTGACTTCTCAGCAGTGAAAGCCTTGCCCTGGTTGGCGACGTGCTCGGCCATGGCCTCGACGGCTTCGCCGAGTTCAGTGAAGAGAGCGGCGTCCTTGCCTTCCTTTTCCTTGCTCTTGCCGAGGAGGTCGAGAACACGGCTGAACAGGCCTGCGACCTTGCCGCTTTCGTCTTCAACTTCTTCGAATTCAAGTTCAATCTCGACGACCTCAGAGAAGAGGTTGCCGGGATCGCGTTTGCGACTGGTCAGCGGGTTCATGTCCGGATGCTGTGCGCTGAATGTCAGCATCTCGGTGCCCAGGCTGGCGGGGGTATCGGTAACGGCGATGCCGTCTAAATAGGCGCGGCCGGTGTCGGCGAATTTCGGCCGAATCTCGATGCTGGTGTACAGCTTCTGCCGGGCTTTGTTCATGGCGACCAAGTCGGCGGTCGGCTCGATTTGGGCGAACAAGGCGAGTTTTTTTGCCCCGGCGATCTCTACTTCTTCGGTCCTCAACGCGACCACATCGCCATAGGCCCGGAAAGGACTGTCGGGCAGCATGCTACGCATATGCTCGATCCAAACCCGAGCGCCATAGGTGTTCTGGCTGTAGGTTTCGGCAGCGTCGACCAACCATTGGCGTTCGATCTGGCGTCCATCGGTGGTGGCGCCTTCAACGGCGACGCGGAAGAACTTGGAGCGTTGTTTCTTGGCTGGGTTGTCGGTTTTGCCGGCCATGCGTGAATCCCTCAGTGCGGTGGCAGTCTGCCTTGGCGATGAGCGCATGTTGTTGAGCGCGGGCGCGACGGGCAACGAGGTGCTGTTGTAGATCGTTGAGCTACAAGGGGCGGAGCGGGAACTGTTCGCGCGCGGGCGGCAGCATCTGCGCCATGAATGCCATCGTCGAACTGCCTACCGATCACCGCCGCCACGCCAAGCACCTCTATTGGCAGGGCTATCGCGTGTGCGAGATCGCCGAGCTGATCGGGGAAAAGGAAAAAACGCTGCACAGCTGGAAGGCCCGTGACGAATGGGACCGCGCTACACCGCTGGAGCGTATCCAGGCCGCGACCGAAGCCCGCCTGGTGCAGCTGATTTTGAAAGACCCCAAGTCAGGGTCCGACTACAAGGAAATTGACCTGTTGCACCGCCAGCTGGAGCGGCAAGCCCGCATCCAGCGTTTCAACGACGGCGGCACCGAAACCGAGCTGAATCCGAAACTCGCCAAGCGTAACGAAGGGCCGAAGAAGGCGCCGAAGCGCAACGAGTTCGATGAAGAACACATCGAAAAGCTGACTGAGGCGTTCATTGATGGCTGTTTCGGCTATCAGTTGGATTGGTACAAGGCCGGCAATCAACGAACCCGTGCGATCCTCAAGTCGCGGCAGATCGGCGCGACGTACTATTTCGCCCGTGAAGCGCTGATCGATGCGCTGACGACAGGCCGCAACCAGATATTCCTGTCGGCCTCGAAAAACCAGGCTCATATCTTTAAGGCCTACATTCAGGCTTTTGCTCGCGAGGTGGTCGGCGTAGAGCTGACGGGTGACCCGATCATTTTGGGGAACGGCGCAGAGCTGCATTTCCTGGGCACCAACGCCCGCACAGCTCAGGGCTACCACGGCAATTTCTACTTCGACGAGTTCTTCTGGACGTTCAAGTTCAAGGAGCTGAACAAGGTCGCCAGTGGCATGGCGATGCAGAAGCAATACCGCCGAACATACTTTTCGACGCCTTCCAGCATGGCGCACGAAGCCTATACGTTCTGGACCGGCGAGCGATTCAACAAAGGCAAGCCGGCCGCGCAACGGGTCAAAATCGACGTTTCTCACGACGCGCTGCAACAGGGGCGGTTGTGTGAGGATCGGGTTTGGCGGCAGATCGTCACCATCCTCGACGCGGAAGACCGTGGCTGCGACCTTTTTGACCTTGATGAGCTGCGCCAGGAATACGATGCCGAGGCCTTCCAGAACCTGCTGATGTGCCAGTTCATCGACGACGGAGCCAGCATTTTCCCGCTGGCGATGTTGCAGCCCTGCATGGTGGACAGCTGGGACCTATGGGCCGAGGACTACAAACCATTTGCCGCGCGTCCTTTTGGGGATAGGCAGGTTTGGGTTGGCTACGACCCGGCTGAAAGCGGCGACAGCGCCGCACTGGTGGTAATTGCTCCACCGACTGTTCCCGGCGGCAAGTTCCGCGTGCTGGAGAGACACCAATTTCGTGGGATGGACTTTGCCGCCCAGTCTGAATCTATCCGTCAGGTCAGCAGGCGCTATTGGGTGACCTATATCGGTATCGACATCACTGGCATGGGCTCAGGCGTGGCCCAGTTGGTGAAGCAATTCTTCCCAAACATCACCACCTTCAGCTACTCCCCCGAAGTCAAAACACGCCTAGTGTTGAAGGCCTACGACGTGATCAAGAACGGCCGTCTGGAGTTCGACGCCGGTTGGACAGACATGGCCCAGTCGTTGATGGCTATCCGCAAAACAGTCACCGCCTCCGGGCGCCAGTTCACTTACACGGCCGGTCGCACCGACGAGACAGGTCATGCCGACTTGGCGTGGGCGACCTTCCACGCCCTGCACAACGAGCCTCTTGAAGGGCAGACCACGGCGAATACCGGATTTATGGAGTCCTACTGATGAGCAGACGTAAGCGCGCAACCCAACTAACCACCGTTCTGCCAGCTGTAGAAGGGGAGGTACTCCCGCCGGAGTCCGGGCCGGTCGAGGCTTTCACCTTTGGTGATCCGGCGCCTGTGCTCGATAGCAGGGAGATCCTCGACTATCTGGAATGCTGGGCCAATGGCCGTTGGTTCGAAACACCGATGTCCATGGACGGTCTGGCCAAAACGACGCGCGCCAGTGTGTACCTGCAGTCCGGTCTCAACTTCAAGCGCAACATGCTGGCCCGCACGTTCGTTCCTCACCGCCTGCTGAAGCGTCAGGCCTTTGAGCAGTTCGCCCTGGACTGGCTCTGGTGCGGCAACTGTTACTTGGAAAAGCGCAACAACATGCTGCGCAACACGATGGGCCTTCTACCGCCGCTGGCGAAGTACATGCGCCGAGGCGTGGACATGGAGACCTATTACCAGGTGCGCGGATGGAAGGATGAACATGAGTTTGCGTCGGGTTCTATTTGCCATCTGCGGGAGGCCGATATCAATCAGGAAATTTACGGTTTGCCCGAGTGGCTGGCAGCCCTGCAGAGCGCATTGCTCAACGAGAGCGCCACGCTGTTCCGCCGCAAGTACTACAACAACGGCAGTCACGCCGGATTCATCCTGTACATGACCGACGCGGCACAGAAGGAAGAGGACATCGACTCACTGCGCACCGCGCTGAAGAACTCGAAAGGTCCGGGCAATTTCCGAAACCTGTTTGTTTACGCGCCAGCCGGGAAAAAGGATGGCATCCAGCTCATTCCGGTCAGTGAGGTGGCGGCGAAGGACGAATTCAGCTCGATCAAGAACATCAGCCGCGACGATCTGCTCGCGGCTTTGCGCATTCCGCCGCAGTTGATGGGCATCGTGCCGCAGAACGCGGGCGGTTTTGGGTCGTTGCGGGAGGCTGCTGAGGTTTGGGCGGTCAACGAGCTGGAGCCGCTGCAGGCGCGGTTGGCTCAGGTCAATGAGTGGCTGGGTGAAGAGGTCATCAGCTTCAAGGAATTTGAGCTTCCAGCGGAGGGGAAGTAGTACCCCCGCGCAGCCAACTAGGCGACGAGCTGATGCGCTAACACCCGCTCGACGCTGAATCACTCGAACACGCCGAGTGCTCCAACCAAGGCCTCGCCCCACTGCGCAGGGGGTGCGAAGCCTAAGCGAATCCAATTTTCAAAACAAGGATCACTTATGAGCACACCAATAATCCCGTGGATGGGCGGCAAGCGTCGTCTGGCAGACCGTCTTATTCCACTTTTCCCGCCTCACGAATGTTACGTCGAGGTCTTTGCCGGCGGCGCCGCGCTTTACTTCATGCGGCCTCAGGCTGCGCCGGTTGAAGTCCTCAATGACATCAACGGCGACCTGGTGACGTTGTACCGGGTCGTCCAGAACCACCTGGAAGAGTTCGTGCGCCAGTTCAAGTGGGCGCTAAGCTCCCGCCAGGTGTTCGAATGGCAAAAGATGACCAGGCCGGAAACACTCACCGATATCCAGCGGGCTGCGCGGTTTTTCTATTTGCAGCACCATGCCTTCGCCGGCAAGGTCAGCGGGCAGACCTTCGGTACCGCCACCACTGGCCCAGCCATCAACCTGTTGCGGATCGAGGAGAACCTGTCTGCAGCTTGGCAACGGCTGTCGGGTACCTACGTCGAGAACCTAGGCTGGCTTGAATGCGCCGAACGTTACGACCGGCCGCACACCTTCCATTACATGGACCCGCCTTATTGGCAAACCGCTGGTTATGGGGTGGACTTTCCGTTTGAGAACTATGAACGGATGGCCGACTTCATGCGGCGGTGCAAGGGTAAGGTTATGGTCAGCATCAACGATCACCCAGACATCCGACGGGTGTTTGAGGGGTTCCACTTTGAGACGGTGGATATTCGGTACAGCACGGCAAATCAGAGGCAGGGGAAGGCCGAGGTCAGTGGTGAGCTGATCATAATGAACTGGGAGCCGAACGCATTCGGCGGACTGTTCTAGCGCACTGGCTGGATCAAACCGGGACCTTTGTTTTTCACATTGCCCACCGCGCCGTCGACCTTGAACCACTCAAAAGTCTCGGCCGGCTCGCCTTGATGCAATACCATCTGCTCGGCGCGCTCTTTGGGCGTTGCCGGGTCCAACCATTCACGAGCCAGGTCGGGGTTCAACACCACCGGCCGGCGGTCGTGGATATCCACCATGCCGCCAGCGCTGTCGGCGGTAATGATCACGAAGCCATCATGCTCGCTTGGGCCTTTATCGGCGTCCGGCAGTTGGCCGATGGCAGCGCAGAAGATCGGCGCGCCATCGCGGCGCCGGATCAGGTAGGGCTGCTTTTTCGGCCCGCCCTCATCAACCCATTCAAACCAGTTATCGATAGGCGTGATTGCCCGGTGCGGCCAGATCGCGCGAAAGAACGGTCCATGGGCTACCTTCTCGGCGCGCGCGTTAATTGGTGCGGCGCGGTCTTTTGCCCAGTGTGGTCGCCAACCCCAGCGCACCTGCTCAGCCAACAGCAGCTCGCCCTGTAGGTGAAGCAGCGCGACCTGAGTCGTGGGTGCCACGTTGTAGCGTTCAATCGGCTGGTCACCCACCGAATTCGCCAAGGCATTGGGCATGCTCAGCGCTGCGACAAAGTCGTGGATGCCGCTGTACTGTGAAATTCTCCCGCACATGGTGTTCTCCGCTCGTCGGACCTGCTGAACAGCTGGGCGCTGGTCAATCTCTACACTGTAGACACTGACCTTGAGTATTCGTCATGACGATCAACATTGAACAAATCAACGCGATGGAGGCGTGGTTCGCCTTGCGCACTGATCCTGATTTCATCTCAGCCACTCCAGAGGATCGCTATGAAGCGCGGCTCTCCCTGGCAGACGATCTGCAAGAGAAAGGCCTTATCGACAGCGGCGAGTGGCGTGAGCTGGTAGAGGAAGCGCAGGCCGCGTATGCAGACGAGCTGGGCTGACGCGCCTGCTGCCAGATATTTCTCAGAGGATTTGATATGGATGGTGTAATTCTGAGCGCCAGGATCGAACGAGACGCGGATAAGCTGCTGGCACAGATTGCAAGGGCGGGCTCAATGATGATGGTGGCCAAAGCAGGCGCTCGGGCCGACGGGTTCGTATTGGGTTTGGAATCGGCGCGCGCGGTGGCAGACGAAACCATTGAACAGCTCTACGTCATCTTCGACACCGCAACTGAAGAGCGCCTTAAAGCGCTTTCGAAGTAAGGTCCATAACTGGGCGCTCTTGAGGCGCCCTCAGTTCCGCCAGCAGCCGCTGGTTCTCCCTCAGTAAATAGTCACGCTGTTCGGTTACCAACTTGATGCCGAGGATGGACGGCTCAGAGCATCGCTCTCTGAGATCGTCGATTTCGATCCTGGCAGCGCTAAGGCATGACAATGCGTCGGCCAAACGCGTGGTCAAGCCGTCGCTCATCTGAATCAGTCCAGCAATATTCCTGCGCGCATCACTCAGCCGCTTCAAGGTTTCATTCAGCTCGTCCTCGAGCAGAGCGCACTGATGCTTGTACATTTCCAGCGGTGTAGGGCAGCCGAGCCACGTTGAAGTGTCTTCGTCGATGTTCATGGTCAGGAAACTCAAATACTGTATGCGTGTACAGTAATCGAGGAGAGGCATTGATGCGATTTGAGGCGACGAGCTGCAGGCTGACAAAGCGGGGTACTGACGTGCACTCGCAGGGGGAGTGACGTGCCACAAATCGGGGCAGTGGCGTGCTACAAGCAAAGTAACGATCTTCTCAACCTGGCGCGCGCCGTCGTCCCCCCACCTCGCCTGCGGGCTAAATGGGTCGTTTTTTCTGCGGCCCTGCGGATAGCTCAACGCGGCACCGGCTGGGGGGCTGCTCGGCGTTGTGGAGTGGTCAAAAGCCTGCGGAACCCTGCACCGAGGGGGTATTTCGTAGAAGGGGGCTGGAGGCTTTGCTGTTGAGGGGGAGGGGGGGAGTCTCAAAAAGAGTAATTTCAGTAATCTCCCCACAGAAACGGTCTGGAGGCCACGTATTCCGTGGGCTATGAGATTACAAAAAGGAGTAATAGAGAAGTAATTGAAAAGGTAATTATTTTACAACCTATTGATTTTAAAGGTTTTTATTAAAGTAGAGAATTACATTTATAGAGAGTAATCAGATTACTTCAATATTACTTAAATGTTACCTTTTGCTAGAAACGAAAAACCCTTTAATTTCAATGGCTTGAGCGTAAAAAATGGTCAAGATTACTTATGTTACTCTTTTTTTTAGCCCGAAAAATTTTGGGCTTAGGGCTCCCTTATGTGCGGGTGCGCACGTACGAGCGGCGTTTGTTGGTCGCGTTGATTTGTTAGGGCGATGTCAGGTGCTGGGGAGCTGGATAGAGGGATTGAGGTGATAGGCAATCGTTGTATGGGTGGTCTTGGGTGCCGCTGGCCTGGCATGGATTAAATACAGCGTACAAAAAAGGCTCCTGCACTTGGTCGATGTGCGGAGCCTTTTATCTAAGCGGCGTTATGGGGAATTGGGTGAGGTTACTCCTCCAGAGGGACAAGTCGTAGCATAGTTACGGGCTTGGGTTCGGTCCGCGTTACAATCAGCCCTTCGATGGTGCCAGCCGATTTGCCGTTGTAATAAAAGGTTCCGTCTTTGATTTCCCCAACCTGCCAGGCCTCTGGTCCCTCGTAATACAGTCCTTTGCGCACTACGCCCAGGCGATCACCCTCATAGTGAAGTGCGTAGGTTTTTTCCGGTTCAAATTGTTCAGCCAT